ACAAACATACGTTTTGTATTCTTACGTAGATAAGAACCTAATCTCTCTCGTCTACCTGATGGTCTTACATACCACAACTCTCCATCTTCTTTGGTTACTTCGGCTGTTACTAAACTATCTGTATAAGTCATAATTATTCCTATTTAGATTTTGATTTGTCTTTTTGTTGTTCTATGGCTTGTTCTTTCTTTGCCTCAAAGTATTTTATTAGTACATTAATTCTTCCATCAAGATGCTCTAGTGCAGACATCTCTTTTTCAATAGTGTCTATTACGGTTGCACGGTCTCTTGCTCCAACAGGGTTCTCTAGCATCACTTCTATATTAGCTATATGAGCATTCATCTGTCCTATCATTTTTGTTTTGATTGCATTGAGTATCATATCTCTCATTCTATATTCCTCTTCTTTGGTTTTGGTTTAAGGTGTAAAAATTCTCTGATGTGTAGTTTCCTACCTTTAAAGAACACGATTAAGTTTATAGTTGTGTTGATGGAAATGGCGATAAGTAACCACCATTGCCACCATAATAACTCAGCAGATTCTAACATTAATTAGATGTCAAGTCAACTACTTCACAGGCATCTGCCGTACAAGCGAGTTCTCTACCACCTGATGTAGTGTCTTCCTTTTCAAAGTCTGCTAACTTAGACCAATCAATTGACTCAGGCATCTCATGTGATAAGGCATAATATTTTGCTTCATCTATATCTTGGTAAGGTGCTTGAGCATATGTGTGGTCACTGAATGGTAAGAAAGAGATACCTGATACTTCATCAAAGTTCTTGTACACCCATGCTCCTACATCCATCCACTCATCTTCCTTGACAGAAACAGTAATAGAAGGTTTGTGTTCACACCAATGTCTTTGGAACATAAGCCAAACTTCTAACTGTTCAATAGCAGTCATTTCAGTTCTAGTAATAGCACCTGAAGGTGACTTCATTGGAAAGCTGAACACAGTAGTGCTATCAGGTTTCATAACACAAGGCTCACTTGGTATACCACTTGCTTTCATAAACTGTGTCAATGGGTCTTTGTTATCGCCACGTACAGTTCTGATGTAGTAGTCATTGTGTCTAGCATGAATACCTGAAGCACTGTCAACTAATTGACTAACTGTACCACTTGGCTTTACACAAGTAATAGCAGTTGACTGTGGTATACCTAAGTCTTTAGCCATCTTCTTATTAGTTTCTACTGCGACATCTCTTAGTATGGTTAGTATCTCGTCTGTCCATATATTATTATCTAAGATACCTGTTAGGGAAACTCCTAATAATCTTTCTTCCTCTGTATTATCTTTCCATATCTTACGTAAGTATTTAAACTCTGTAAGTGTTGCTTGAAATGTACCAAGTATTGTAGCTATACGTACTTTTTCTGTCAATGTTGCTAAGTCATCTGTAGACCTGCATACAACTTCAGTTAGATTACAGAATTGATAAGGTCTCAGTATAATCTCACTACAGGGATTACAGCCAAAGTAGTGGTCTGTTTCTCTTCGACCATTCTCTGATGCTTTCACTTGAGCAGCCTTACGATTGAAGATGCCACGTTCACCTGACTTAGATTCATATAATGATGTCCACTCTCGCATGAATGTACCCATCTCAGGCTTACCCTTAAATGCTACAGAGTTATTGGCAAGTGCTCTCTGCCCTTCATTCTCCCACCATGAACCTGACTTAGCATGTCTCATTTGGTCATCGCCTAAGTTAGACAAAGAGATGAGAGCAGACCTACGTACACCACCAACAACGACTACTTCACCTATCTTGCACATGATGTCGTGACATTCGATTGGATATAGTCTTCTGCCTTTTGCGTTCTTAAACTTCTGTATGCAGAACTGAAACAACTCTTCTAATGGTGCAGGACCTGATGCTCTACCCCCAAATGTTTTTAGCCTGGCACCTGCAGGTCTTACCTGTGACACATCCCATGTAGGTACTTGACCTACGTATAACATAGCAATAAGTTCTCGTAGAGCTTTTGCCCAACCAGGTCGAGAGTCAGCGACAGTGATGATAGTAGTGCTGTTCTCGAAATGCTCATTGACAATGGGTAGCTTGTCAACATTCTCACGTTCAACAGAGAAACCTACGCCTGTACCACACATAAGTATATACATGCATTCATCAAAACTACGTGGGCTATCTACAGGTATATAGCTACAATTGTATCCACCCACGTGGCATCTATCTAATGCAGGACCTGCAGTCATCAAGGCTCTCATGCTAGGCATGATACCTAGATTCATTATCTGTGCAGATATCTTGTCTTTCAATGCTTTTGTTAGATTATAGTTATGCTTCTTCTTGAGATGATTTTCCATGTAGTCAAAGTATCTATCTACAGTTTCTCCCCAATTCTCTCTTCGTTGCTCATCTTCTTTCCACCTTGCATAGCGAGACAGTGCTATGAAGTTTTGATAATCTGTTGGTAAATAATTATTTAACATTTTCTACTCCATTAATATTTTCATGTTCTTAACTTTGACACCTTCTAAATCGTGAAACAGCTCATGCATGTAGTCCTCAAAGTCTTCAGTGACATCTCCATCAGAAGGTATAGGATAGTCTTCAGGGTCTACTTGTAGAGTAAGCATAATTTTAACTCTTATCATTGGTTACCTCTATAAGTTTTTTGAGATACCACTGTGCTTTTTCTAAGTCTTCAACACCATTTTTATATTCGTATCTCCATATGTACTTTAATATATTACCTTGTAAGTAATACTTAAAGCCTTCATTGGTAGCTGCTCCAATTGCATCAATTGTTTCTATACCTGCTTTATTATAATGAGCAGGGTGATTAACCATGTCTTCCTTTTTAGAACCACTTAAATACTTAACTGTGTCTTCTTCATTATCTAATTTACTTGCCATTCGTTTCATATACTCCATATGCCTTAACATTATGCATTGCCTTTAGTCTCTGCATCAAAAGACAATACCACAACATTGCCCTGTTTGTCAACAACTTTTCCTTTTTTCTTTTGAGGTGCATCTGTATACTCGTCAAACTCAATAGCCTTATCTTCTAACTTCTTTCGTATATAATCATCTTCTTCCATAGCAGGAACAGATGAACAAATGACTTTGCAGAAAGCAAGAAGTGAGTAGTAATCATCATCATCTAGGGGATTATTTTTATCTGTTACAATACTCATATGAATCTCCCCTGTCCATACGTTATTCTCATCCATGTCAGGTCTGATTCCTATTACAAAATCTTCTGGTTTTATTTTACTTAGTATGTTCTTCATTTGATTCTCCTAACTTTATTCCCTGCAAACTTAATAAATTTGGGATGTTTGTTTTTGCCTTTTTCTTTAAGCCAATCTTCAGGTATTATCCTGTCGTAGTATCTAAAACCATGTTTGTCGCACCATTGACCATAAGTAGATTTAGCACCTTTTCTTAGTTTACTTCTGCTATTAGTGAATACAAATCTGATATCTAAGTTTGGATGTTGCTTTTGTATAGCTAAATGTTTTCGTCTATCTATAGCTAGAAACCTGCCTTTAGTTTCTATTATAATTCCATTGTTTAATATAAAGTCAGGGGTATAGGTGCGATAGGCTAGGTCTTCCCACTCTATCTTGATTGATTCATAATCGTAGTTATGTTTCAACTTAGTTAGGTAGAGTGAGATAGTATGTTCTAACCCACTCCTATACCCATGCTTTATTGCATCTCTTTTTATTTTATGAGGAGACACCTAGAAGTTTCGCCAAGAAATAAATGGATTACTATACGAATAAGTATTTGTATACCCTAAGTTCTTTAGTTCTTCTTTGACTGCTTCATCAGCTGCTTTTCTAGCTTCCATAGCATCTCGCAAACCTGCTGTACGTAGTTCACGATATTCTTTCTTAGCTTCTGCTAGTTGCTTTTCCATTTCTTCGATGTTAGCTTTTAGTTCATCTATTGACTTACTCATGTTATTCTCCTTTCATTTTAACATATTGAACCATCTTAGGTTCTTTAGCCTGAGACATCTGTGCAGGTAATTCTCTAAGAGTTTCCCAACAAGATTGTCTATATGAACAAAATGTACAGTTTTTATTTAGCACCATATTACCTGTAGGTTTACCCCTAAAGGTTTCAGGTTCAGGTTCAAAGCACCGTACTAGCTTTTCCGATTCAACTGCCTTAAGAGTATTCCTTACTTTGTCAAGTTCTTTATCCATATCAATATTAGCAGGAACGTATTTAAACTGACCATTGGCTTTGTTTACAACCCACCAACCACCTGCTTTGTAGCCTGATGCTTTTGCATAACCTGCAAGCTGTCCGACATAACCAAAGCTATCTCCTGATGCTAACGATTCATATGAATCAAACTTATACTTGTAAGACCAATCAGATGCAGACTTGATATCATCAACTGCACCATCAACAACTAAATCGTATGAACCTGATATAGTAGTTTTTTCGTCAATGTCAAGGGCTACAGTATCACTATCTTTGTAAGACACATTAGCTTCAGTTAGTAATGCCTTGAATACAGACTCAACTATATCACCAATCATCATGTTCATAACAAACGTAGTGGGTCTAGGTAACGCAGTCTCAGGCTTGTTCTTCTCAAACCATAACTGACAGGAAGGTCTGCCAATATTAGACATACGCAACTTAAACCCATCTCGCTTATTACCACCTGCAAACTGACGTTTGAGTGCTTGCTTTATTTCTTCGCCTACACGATTAATAGTCTCATCACTCATTGATGTCAAGCCCTTAGAAGCATTCTCTAAGTACTGACTAATCGCCAATTCGCCACGGTGTTGCATTAGGCTACCTCTTCTTCGATATCTATGAAGTCATTAACTACAGAGTTGTCCTCTTCATCGTGGTGATTCGCCTTAGAATCCCATTCACTGATAATATAACTGTTGTAGTTTTCGACCCAAGCTAGAAAGTTAGCAAACATTTCTTGGTCTGCACTAGATAAATCAATAGACTTGGACATATCTAAACTTGCAGTAGGAAGATAAAAACAATTACCATTTGGTAACTTTCTCTCCTCTGTACCAAGAGCCACATTATGCTGAACAGGTAGTCTCTTCATTTGAGATAGCTTAGTAAAAGGCATAGCCATTATCTTGAAGGCATCCCTATTATCAATCTCCCATATAAATGGTTGACTATCTATCTCAACTCCATTACCCTTGTCATCAACAGGATTAACTAAGTCAACTAAACCAAATACAACACGAACTCTTTTTATCTGCTTAATAAGTTCCTGTGTCTTCTCAGGTAATGATTTGAAGTCTTGAATGTACCCTGATGGCTTGCCACAATTAAACCCACCTTGATTATCTTTCAGGTCTATATTGAGATTATCTGCCATAAGAGTTTTATGATACGTGCCCATAGGCTCACCAGGCTTCGCATTCATATTCTTAACAAACCTTTTGTACATAAATCTCTGTAGAAAAGGTCTTATAGTAGCTGAAGCTGAATATACAGCCTTATCATCAGGTATATCCAACTTATATGTGCCACCTTGCACAACTTCTACATTCATAGACTTGCCCTGTACTTCTGCCTCACCCATAATAGGTGAATGGTTTATCTTTAACCTTGGCAGAGTATTGGACTTCTTATCTGTAGAAGTGTTCTCTCCTGCTATGCCCATAGCCTTTGCCATTGCGGCATAATTTGTAGTATCTATAGTTACTAAATCACTCATTTATATTTTCTCCTTTATTAAAGTTTTATTGTTATATCACAAAACGTCTTTGGTGTCAAGCCAATTATTACCTATTTTTGCTTCTAGTAATAATGGCACATTAAAATCTATATTAAACTTAGTATTAATAATACTTAGTAGTTGTTCATTAGCTGACTTTAAGACAGATAATACTTGATGCTCTTCATCGGGGTGAACATCAATCACTATGGAATCATGTACACTATTAACAACACAAGATTGTAATGAAGACATTAGCTTATCTATGTGCATCAGCACAAGAGGAACTATATCGGCAGTAGCAAAACTTTGTACAGGATAATTCTTAACCTGCGTGAAGTGTGTTATCTTACCGCTTGAGTATCTCTTGGCATCAGGGAAGGCAAACTCTCGACCTGAAGGTATCCTTATCTTACCTGTATTCATAACTTCCTTAGCCAATCGGGTGTGCCATAATGCGATTCCTTTGTACTTGTCTGTGAAGTGTTTATAATATGTAGCCTGAGAAGGTGTCCTGCCAAATCCCGTTGCTCCGTAGAGTGGTGCAAAGGTATGTGCTTTCGCTTCTTGCCTAGAAGTCTTCTCGCCAGCATCACTAATAACACGAGCAGTATAACTGTGAACATCAAATCCATCTTCTATCTCCTTCATAGCAGTTTGGTCTTGTGATAAAAATGCAGCAGCTCGAAACTCTAGCTGTGCAAAGTCAGCTTCAAGTATCTTGCCACCTTTCCAACGTGATACGAATACCTTCTTTACAGGAAACGTACCACCCCTAGGCATGTTCTGCATGTTAGGGTCAGCACCACTAAACCTGCCTGTAGCAGTTCTATGTTGTAGTAGTCTTACATGCAACTTACCATCAGGCTTGATGTGTGTTTGTATGCCTTCAACAAAAGAAGATAAGTAAGTATCTAATGCTGATAGTCTCTGTAAGTCTGACAAAAAGTTCATAGCATTAGTCATATTCTTGTGTTTAGCCATTGTATATAACGTACCTAGATTAGTCTTGTTGACACTAAAACCATTGGCACTAACCCACTTAGCATTAGGTGCATTAAACTTTAGTCCACCTACTACATGCCTGTCAGGAACAAATAGGTAGCCACTAGAGTCACAAGCACTACATTTGGTAGGTCTAGCAAAAGGAGTTCCATCTTTCCTTACCTTTCTAATGTGTCCTGCACCTAAACAAGTACTACACTGTTCTGCTTTTGTCTTATATACGATGGTAGACTTGGTAGATATCATTTGTTTATAGTCAGTGGTATCCATGTAGGGTGTAAAGTTATTTGCCCACATAGATTTATCTAAAGGCTTTCTACTATATATAACCCATGACATCTGTTCAGGACTGTTTAAGTTTATAGGTGTATCACCCATGAGTTCTTTTACTTGTTTGTTTAGTCTCCTTTCTATGTCTTGTTTCTCTTGTTCAAATTGTACACGTACTGAATCTAAGGCATTCTTGTCAACTGTAAATCCACGTTGATATATCTTAGCTAGTGAGATAGCTACTTGGTTAGTAAAGATAACAGTCTCCATCAGACTAGCATTCTCTACTGTGTTCAATCTTCTGTAGATAGAATCACTTAACTGTTGTGTAGCTTTCAAGTCAGCAGACAGATAATCAGATAACTCTTGTGGTGGTATCTCATCCACAGATACATTGTTCTTAAAGTACTCTTTCATTGTATCTTGTTTCTTAGTATCTAAGTCATGCCTGATAGCACATGCTTCTAGTGATAACGGTTCTTTCTGTCCACGTTGCAAGATGTATTCACCAAGCATTGTATCAAAGACAGGACCATCATATTTGAATCCACATTCCCACAACCACAATAGGTCATGAACAATGTTGTGACCAATCAAGATTGTAGCTTCGTCTAGTAATTCCTGCACACCTGTGAAGTCATCTCTAAACAAATATTCCTTGCCTGTATCAGTCAGGCATCCAACCATAACGAGTTTGTTATTCTCCTCGAATGGGTCTAGATGTAGCTTGCCACCCCTATGTGTGACAGTATTCTCTACGTCTAACGTCAGCTTCATGCTGTATACCTCGCTGTCCTATAATCAAGTTCACAATGAACTGAGCCATGCCAACCTGATAACTTATTCTTAACTACATTAAGATGTCTCTGTATATCTTCTTCGTCTTGTCCTTCTACTTGTGGGTTCTTTGCTATTAGTATCATCAAGTCAGCTTCAGCGGCTTTACCTGTACGTGAGCCTTCCATCATGGATTGATTCAATACAATCTTACCTTCAGCTTCAGCAGATAGCTGTGACATGTAAAGAACTGCACAGTTGTATGATTTAGCTATCTGTCGAGCATGTATTGCATTAGCTTTGAGTGCTTCATCTTGTCTAGCAAACCCACCTGTCCTTGCAAATTTATCTCCCATGTCTAATACTAGTATGTCAGGTTGATATGCCTTACACACACTCTCGACCCATGCCATATCTCTATCAGATGCATCACGTATCTTTATGTTATCAAAGACAGGCTTGTATCTTGCCTGTGCTTCACTAGGATTATTCTTGACATCGTGAACAGTCATGCCTGTGGCAGCCGTCAAGTATCTCGCACCAACTCTGTGATAACCTTCTTCATTACATAGGATAACACACTTAGCACCTTGATGTGCAAAACCGCCTGGACTTGCAATCAACGATGCATGAAATGATGTCTTACCTGTATTGGGTCTAGCACCTATCTCAATCAAGTGACCTGCGTTGATACCATCAACCTTACGTGTAAGACTAGGTATATTAAATGTCCATCTAGCTTCTAAATCATTCTTAGCTAGAAGTGTCTCAATAGAGATGTCATCCCATTCTATGTTAAGGTTAGGTGTAAAATCATCCCCATACATCTCAAGAAGATTTCTAAGGGGTTCAAGAGAGGATTTAGCACCATTAACATAGTCAAACCCAAGATTGGCAATGTCCTCGCCAACAACTTGCTGAAACAATTTAGATAGTACTTCCTGTGCAATGTCTGTTCCAAGTGGTTGCTCCTTCTTGATGTTAGCAAACAGAGCAGAGTATGCTTGCTTCTGTGCAGTAGTCATTGATGGATTGTTAGACATGAACAATGCTTCAATCTCATCAGGTGTTACTGTTCTCTCGTATGTATGCATAGCTTTGTCGAGAGACTGTTTAATCTTACGAACATCCTTACTGAATAACCTATCAGGACACTTTGCTCCTCTGTGGTCATCGTAGAATGTTTTATCCATAAGACTTCTTATTAACGATAGTTCCATGTTGTTACTCCTTTGGGGTTAGGGTTAATAGTTTTTCCATATCAGATTCCTTACGATATTTTAAGTCATCTGTCAATCTAATTATTTTAATATCTTGTACGTATCCTCTCAATTCTTTTGCAAACGATAGTGTCTTAGGTAAGGCATCAGGGTCGAGTGCTATGATTGCTGTTGAGAATCGTGAAAGATACTTCTTATGAGACTCTGCCAATGACGTACCCAACACAGCTACCCCAACTAATACATCACTACCTACCACAGATGCACTAACACAATCCTCAACAACAACTGCTACACTACCACAACCATGAACAAAAGGCAAGCTACTTTTTCCATATCTTTTCCATTTAGGTAATAACTTTGTTACTGACCTACCAACTGCATCGACAATGTAATCGCCATGCTCGACAGGAAATACAACTCGCTTGTCCTTGACATCGTAGTGTAGATTCAATTTGTCACAATCTAAATCCCACAGTTTGCAGAAGTCCATCACTTCCTTTCTGTAGTTATGTGACACCACGTATTCAGGCATTACAAATTCTTCTCTATCAAAATCTAGAACATCACCTGTAATCGCATCACGTATATCATCTACAGATAGATGAACACGTGTCGAGCCTGAAATCTTACAAGTAGATTTATAACAATTCCATAACAGTCTACCCATATTATTGGTAGCTGTAAATGTTTTATAACCATTACAGTTAGGACAAGTAAGTCTTTTACTTTCTCCTACACTTAGCTGTAAATCATTTACATAGTTATATATATTCATTGTATATCTCACTTATATGTTATATAATATTCTTTTGTTCGGCACTTACCCTGTGCTTATAGCATACTTTTTTCGAGTTGTCAATGCATTTTCTGCAGAGGCATAAGTATTTTTCATGTAAGGTTTCACACTATTGGGGTTAGCGTGACCCGTGACAGACATAATTTGACCCATAGATACACCTGCTTCTACCATCTCAGTAGTTCCTGTTCGTCTTAAGTCAGCTATTCTTAGCTCATCAGGCAGTCCACAGAGCTTCATTACCTTTCTTGCTACCTTTGAAAGCCTATGAAGAGAATATGGCTCGTATGCTCCTCTCATCGCTGTTGGGTAGGGTGCGACATAAGACTGAAAACCATACTCTTCCTTCTGCTGTTTAAGCATTTCTAATAAGTCAAGTGAAATTGGTAGATGAACCACACTTCTTCTCTTCGACTGTTGCAAATTTAGCACACTTTTATCAAAATCTATGCTAGAAAACTCTAACATTCTCATATCTCCTACTCTTTGACACCATTCGTAAGCCATTTGTACAATCAATCCTATGTTCCTATACTTAAATTCACTATAGGCATAGTCAAGAAATTGACAAACTTGGTCTTTTGTCCATACAACTTTCCTAACATGGGTAGCTTTTCTTCTGAATGTAGAAAATGGATTGCTCTCAGCATACCCCATCTCCATAGCAAATGAAAATAGTTTCCTTGCTACAGAGCATATATGATTAGCCATAGAAATGCCACGTTTTAGCCACACTTCATATGCTCGTCTAGCCTTAGCACCTGACATCTTTGGTAATTTTGTGCTTGACAATTTCTTACCATCGACAGATGTATCAAGCATGACACCTAGAAAGTATTGATAGTCTGCTTTAGTTTTATCTGCTAACATACTGAAATCACTAGATAAATAGTACTCATCTGCTAAGTTTTTTAACTGCATTAATACAACCTTTCATAAACTTCAAACCCAAACTCCTGACAATACTCTTCTACTGTGTCTAATTTAGGTTTCATTCCATTTTCACATCTGATATTTTTCTTTAGTGATTTTAAGATGTCATCCAAAGAATCATGTACATCATATCTTTCCTCTACTGTGTAACAATCTCCTGCTCCATCATAATCAAAGTAATCAGAATCATACAAACTTTTTATTATGTATTTCTTTTTAAATGGTTGTACAGTTGATGTAACACCTCTAGGTTGCTTCAACCAATCTAGATAATCGTTGAGCCAATATATTTTACTCTGAATAAACCAAGGCAATTCCCAATCATCCTCAGACTGTTCAGCTAAATGTTTTACCCACCATCTAGGAGGAAAGAACTTTTTTTTCTCGACATCCCAAAAAATATCATACCAACTCCATTTTTCTATGTTTCCATCCTTATCATATACAGGCATAGTATTTCTCCTTATTTAATATCCACATAAACTCTCATATGAGATGACTCATCCAATCTTTGACCAAAACAGGTAGCACCTGTACCCTTGAGTTCTTCCTTGATGTGTTGTCCACGTACTCGCATCTTATATGATTCTTTGTTAAGATACTTCTTCATAGTGTCAACAAACTCTTGACCTTCTGTGTCGTTAGGTATCTCGCTGAATACATAGTTGCAACCCTTCTTGTGTGTTGCCTTCTCATACTCTTTCTTCCACATATTTGCCCTTGCATTAGACCTATCTACTTCTTTCCATGCTATGTCATATGCTTCTGCCTTAACAGTAGGTTGCCTATTCACTTCAGCCAAGGCTTCTTTGACTTTGTTGAATGATTGTTTCTCTACCATGTTCATGGCTTTCTCTTTCCACATGTCACGTTCCTTAGCTATCTTGAGTGCTGTATCTGTAACACCTACTTGCCTATTCAACATACGTTCTTGATGTCTAAATGCTCTGACTAAATACACAACATCCATGTCTGCAATTCGTATGGGTTCATCTCTGTGATAAGATTTATGTTCTACCTCATCTAACTCATACATATCAGCAGGTAGTTTACCTGTTATTGCTTCTGCGATTTTGATTAACTGTTTTACTTTCATGCTACTTCTCCTTCTAGCCATTGTGGTTTCTGTGTATACTTATACCTTGCAAATCTAAGTTTGTCAACCCTATAAAATGCACGATATGCTTCAATAGGAAAGCTCTCATCTGTCTTCAAGTCATCATGCCCACTAAAACATTGTGGGTGTGGTGTAATAAAGTTCTTCCAATCAGGTACAAACTTTCTACCTTCCCATAAAGGTGTAAAGTGTTTGACTGCACCATGTATTTTTTTATATCTTCTAGTGTACTCAGTCAACATAGCATCATACAAACCAAATGCCCATATGTAATTAAGTTGACATTCCATTGCCCATAGTGTGCAAGGGTGCTTCTGATGAACAGGTTTGTACAAGCCATGTTCTTCTGCATACTGTGGTGCATGATGCCATAGTGTAGTGCATAACATTTGTGCTTCTTCAAGTGGCATCTTGACTACGTGTTGGTCACATAGAGATGATGCTATTTCTTGTGGTGTCTTCTCTATAATAAATCTATTCATGTTATCTCCTAGTCAAATGTTTGTTCTATCCATACTATTTTTTCATTTATCATATCTATTATTTGTTGTGTGTCGTAAGCCATCATATGAAAAGAAAAAGTACCATGTTCCTCTTTACCTAATGGGTGTTCTATCTCTACATAATATCTATTCATTATACCATCTCCTTGTTATTGTTATACATTTCATGCCATGTCTCAGCTAATGGTATGCCCTTGAGTATATGTGCAATCACATCAACTGTCCACCCATTTCCAATCATTTTGTATCTCTGACTATTGGATACATGATTGGTGTAGTTGTCAGGTAATGTCTGCAATCTCTCACACTCAAGTGGTGTTAGCTTTCGCCACATATCTTTAGAGACTAGCACATTATCTTTCTGCACAGTAGTGAGACAGTTAGACTTCTCATCTTTACGAACTTCTATCTGTCTTGTGTAAGGCAACTCAAGTTGGTCATCTTTACGAGTACCATGCTCATCAAGTCTACGATTCACAATCCTACCTACTGCAACCTTTGGTTCTCTGTGTCCACCTTGCATGGTAGTAAGTGTAGGTGCTTTACCTTCTTGTGCATACACTCGCTTGATTGAGTCATGTCCTTTGAGGTCAGCAGTACCTACTCTAATCAATCCATCTTTAGACATGGTAGGATTCTCCTTGAGTACCATAGTACGTTGCTTACGTTCAATACTATTCCACCATACTGCTCCATTGTATCTTGCAGTAAGACAATGAGACTTGCCATTGCTAGTCATCTCATCTGTAGCATAGCCATCCTCTAGTATATCTTGCATAGTAATACCCTTGTCAATCATAGGTGGTATAGGTATTTGCTCGTACTTAGGATAGTGTTCAAAGTCATCTTCAACATCATAGTATAGTCTACCAAACCAATACAATCTGTATCTGTTTTGTGCTGATACATACTTAGAGTTTAATGCTTGTGGTTCAAATCCCATGTACTCTGATATCACATCTTGAGATTTCTTAGCCATACGTACATTCTCTAGCAGTATGTACTTAGGCTTGACCACCTTGAGTATGTCCACAAAGTTGAAGAATAACTTACTTCTTGGGTCATCAAAGTTAAGCTGATGTCCTGCAAAACTGAATCCTTGACAAGGTGAACCACCCATCATCAAATCAATATCCCAATATTTTATTTCATGTGGGTCTAAGTCTGTAACATCTCCTAGCTGAATAGTGTTAGGAAAGTTAGCTTGAGTTACCTTGATTGCATACTTGTCAATCTCACTTGCATAGTAGTTGTCTACGTGGATATTTGCCTTTTGCAAGGCAAGTTGACCACCACTACAACCATCAAATAAACTTAGTACATTCATTACCATGTTCCTCCTAGTTTTCTTACCTTAACATACATTCTATCTAGTTGTACAGCCAATCTTCTATACTTGATAAACCATTTTCTAACGTGTGGGTCTGATTGTTTCTCCACTTTATAGAATGGTAGCCTACCTTCTACGTTCAAAGTCACTTGTGAGAAGTCATCATTAGCACACTCCATGTCCTCTAAATTTTCATAGAGAGCATCAATAATCATTGACAACTCTTGTGGTTTTAGCTTTACATCTATCTCAGTTACTTTTGCACTTGCATTAGCCATAGCAATCTCCATATAAAGTTGGTATTTCTTCTAGGGGTAGACAATCTTCTTCATCATCTCTAAGAGTTTCCTCAAAGAGATTATACAGTTCTTCCTCTTCCATGTGTTGAATCCTCTACCTTTGTTAATATTCTAATGCCTACACATAGCATTACGATTGAGATGGTGTATGATAGTATATAAACCATACCTACTTCATACATTAATTCATTTAACCCATTGATAAACATAGCAGTTCCCATCATTAGGCATATCATTAATACAAGTTTACTAGTTATTGTCATATTCATTTCTCCATTCTTCAGTTGCATTGATTAATTTAGGGTTTACAGACATGATTTCATGTATATAAGCATCTCCATACTCCCAACTATCGTATGTCATAGGCGATTTACATGCAGTAAACCATCTAGCATACTGATTCTTATCCTCATTAGACTTTACCTGATAAGTCTTAAGGATTTTCCACTCAAAATACATGCCATTGCTAGGGTTGTCAACTCTATATGTTGCATAGGCATTATCTATTTCTTTTGATTTTCCAAATTGATTTTTAGCCATTACTGTTTCCTTTCTAATATTATATTATCTAAATGTTTCTTTAAGTCAAGTAGTTTCTCCATATCCCACACATCTCGCATAAGATATTTAGTTCGCATGGTGTTTTCCTCATGCTCATCAATGATAACCAAGGAATTATATTGATTGTCATCATGTTCCTCTTGATTATATTGGAAACCTTCGCCCATTTCTTCTTTAGTATACCAATGTTTCATTTATTTCTCCTATATTTGTTCAATTATTACGTCATCATAGCCTTTAGCTTTCCATTTGTCAGCATCTCTTTTGGCATCTTTATAGTTAGAATAGTAGTCATCACAACCACCCACCCAAACTATGTACTTATATTTATTAGCAAGGGCATTTTCTATTTCTAATATTAGTTTATCCATCATTAAAATCTCCTATATATTTGTTCCATTCTTGGGGTGTGATACCACTTAACAAAAACTCACGTTGCTCCTTATCCAAATTAGGGAAAGCATCTTGTACTAGTATATCTCCTACAGTATCATAGATATCTAGATGCTCTTGCGATATGGGTAGTTCCATTGTATTCATTTGTCTTGTCAATACAGATTGTCTAGTTACTTGTATCATTAGCTATTCTCCTTATACCAAGTTAAAGCACTACTCATTATTAAGTTAGTGTAAGTTATACCATACCCACTACCTGCTTTCAAGTTATCTTTATCAAGTAAGTGTTTGTGCATATGTGTAACGTCATCAAAATTATCATACAACTTTTTACACACATAATCAAATTCTTCATCTTTTAGTACATTCAAATCACACTCATAGTATAAGTACGAACTCATTAAGTATATAGGTACTAACCTATTAAGTGATACGTTATGTAATTCCATGTATTCGTCTCCATGCTACCCATGTTATAGCTTGCAATTCATATGCCTTGATACCTAGCTTTTTAGATGCCCTAGCATATGCCTTTTGTATATCCTTATACTCATTCTTTTTAATGTTTGTATTAGGAGTTGTCAAGCCTTGTTTATCATTGTAGTAAATATTTCTAGCATGCCCATCAATAGTGATATCAGTTTCATCTCCACTTATATTCCTAAAGAAGGATACAATTTTCTTGCCATTGAGTATATCAATAGTTTCATCATAGCTTGGCATTGATTGTAATATACTCCATGCTTTCTCCTTCATCTTATGATATGTGCTAACCTTGATGCTATCCATATCTTGCCCATTGATAAAGGCAGTACATAAATCTTCTGCATTGATTATGTTACGTTCCCACTTGTTATTAGGACTTAGTGCAGATACTACCCCTATCACAATATGTAAGGGTAGTTCAAGTTTCTCAGCTATCTCCTTACAATCTGAGTTAGCATTGACGTACCAAGTTAAGCCATGTTTTATCTCACTTGGTTTAGCTAGTTTGTATATAGCTATTATGTTTTTAGTTGTAATCATAACATCTCCTTTGCTTTACTCATACCATCAAGAAAAGATAACATTTCTTTTATAGGTACTCTATGTTTAATTATGTGACTACCTTCTTTATTTGTTAACTGCCACCCACCATATATTGATGAATGATTTAAGTCAAGCTCCATGTTATAAGATTTATTAACTCTATCTAACATCATAAATAATTCTTGTCTACTAGTCATGGGGTATTCTCCTATGTTGGTTTGATTGTGTAGTTAAAGGGTACAATGCGATACAAGGGGAATATATCACATTGTACTTAACTTGACTAGGCTTTTTTCCTAGTAGCAGTTGAGTTAGCAAAGTCATTGTAAGACTTAACTTGAAACTCACCAAATTCAATAGAGTGCTTAACTCCATTGAGTTCTTTATCAATTGCAGTAAGTAACATTTCAAAGGTCGCAATGCTAGTACTACCAATTCTAGTACCAAACTCCTTCTTCAAGTTTCTTGCTCCAACCCTACTAGCCTTGTATAATCTAGTCTTAGAAAGTGATTTTTCTGTAACCTTTTTATACTTCTTAGCAACTCTAGTAAACTTTTTTTGGTTTGATTGTGTCAAGTTTTGACCTGTTAAACCCGTTGATTGTTTCCAAAAAGTTGCATTGATTGTTTTAATAGCCATGTTGTATTCTCCATTAATGGTTAAAGTTAAGGGCATTATACCCTTTAACAACACAAAGTCAAGGGCATTATAAAAAAGTAATCACAATGCCCTTAGTCATTAAGGTTTAATTCATTACATGAGGCATTTATCTTCATGCCATGAGGTAATTGTTTTAGGTATATAACCCAAGTGTTTTTCTCTTAAACTCTTAGCTCACTTTTCATGTAATATAGTTTGTAGATTAAAGCCCTAGCACCGTAGGGAAAGGACAAGACAACAAACAAAACTTGCCCTTCTAGAAATTTCTCGCCTACTTACCATTGACCACCCTAGGATTTCGTTGGTCGCACTTTTCCCATATTCAACAAGCCTCTTACTTGGCACTTGTCTAGTCTAAGAAGTTACCACCCTTTTGGCACACCTAGTTAGCCCATGTCTTGCCCACATTTGGGTAAGCATTCGCATCTATCGTTGTAGGGAATTTGCCCTTGATAGGTTTGGTTTAAAGTCCTCACTTGCACC